CATCATCTGTTGGTGTCACATAATATACCGCTGACCAAGAAGCTTCTTCGTGAATGTGTGGCATGGTACACTGACCTTCTCTTGCAATGTTTGCCCAACTATTAATTAAACTTATGTTTGCATCGTCAATGTAAATTTCACTTAAAATTTTATTGACACTAGCAAGAATTTTTTTTCTTAATGATTCAAGACTTGTAGCATACGAGTCAACTCCTCCAAGTAAAGATTTGTTGCTTTGCCAACCACCACCTTGCACTGGATTAAATTGAAATCCCCAACCTCGTTTTTCTCTTTCTAAGATTTCACTTTTGATTGATTCATTATCTAAGTTTTCTAGTTTGTAATTAAAAATTGTGGTAGGCCACAATTGTTGTCTTTCTACATTCATAATATAATCCTAATTGTAAATCTAAAATGTTATTTTTTTTCTTTTAACATCTTTTGTAGTTCAGCTGTAGAACCAACGTATAGTGCGTTGTTTACTGTTCTTGGTGCGTGGTCTGGTACTTCTTTCAATTTTCTCATTTTTTCTTGTAGGTCTGCAAGTTTTTCTGTAACCTCTGCAACTTGCTTGATACCATTAAGTGCAACTTCGTATGTTCTTGGGTGTTCTGATTCTTTCGCAAGTTCTAGAATACCATCAATCGCATCTTGACCTCGTTCAATCAAGTTATAAAGATTTTCTCTTTGATATTTGTAATCATTGTCAATGTCTTCAGCATTAAAGTCTGGATTTTTTGGATGACCATCTCTAGCATCACCAAGTCTTTTTTCAATGTCAGTTGATTCTGGAACAATCTTTTCTATAACACCTAAAGTTTTATCAAGTCGTAACGTAGTATCTTTATTCATCTGAACCTGTTACTGGATTAAAGTCTTTTGCATCTTCAAAGAAAGATGTAGTTTCGTTAAATCCAAAATCATCATCTGCATCAGCACTTGTTGGATTCGGTGTAACTGTAAGTCTTTGTTCTCTCTTCGGCGAATTAACTTCTACGTCAGTGTATTGGTCAACCTGTACAGTTTTAATAACCTTACTAGAAGTGACAGGGCCATACAAATAAAACTTCGCAGTAAATGAAAGGGTGTATATCAATGCTCTACGAGTTGTAAAGTCTCCTTGATAATTATCTTCATACGAAATAGAATTTAGTACAATAGGAACATCTCTTTTACTATCCATCGCAACATTATCATTAATTGTCAATGTATAGTCTGGTTGGAAGTATGGAAGAATTTGTTCTACAATTTGTAATGCGTCATCAGATTGTTTTGCCATAATGTACAACTCTATAGAAAGGTTGTACGGTACAGGCATATACTGTGCGTCTAATTGTTTAGCTTCTGCACCTTTAACTTTTTTAAATCGTTGAACACGATTTAGTTTTCTTGCTGAATCGTATTCTAAGTTTTGAATTTCAAATCCAATACGAGGCAAAGTAATCGCAACTTGTTTAGTTAGGTCTGCATCTTCATTCAGTCGCACTAAAAACTTTTCTCTTGGGCCATACGCAAGAGGAACTTTCATAGACTGACTTATGTTTCCAGAATTATCTTTACGAACAAGGTTTATGTTGTTAAACATTGTTCCAAATGAAACAATAACCTTTCGTATACTTTCGTGATAAAATTGTTGTCCTAGCATTATGTATTACTCCCTACATCTCCAAATGGGTTTGATTCGCTGAAATCTAGAACTGTCGCGCTTTGTGTATTAAACAACTCATTTTGTGCAGTCTTGTCAGTCACCATATCTCCTACTATATAGTCCTCTTGTATGAGATAAGAATTGTCTCCTGTATCAGCTGAGTTTTCAATGAGTATACTTTCACCCACAGAGGTAGTATCACTTTCACCAAGGATATTATCACCATCTGTTTCTTCAAGTAGTAACCCTGCATCATCACCAGTTCCCATCTCAAGTCTTATGTTTTCTGTTACCGCTGAAGATTGTTCCAATGTAAATTGATAGATTAAAGCATTTGTTGATAGTTCATCTTCAATCGCATCAATGTCTGCAATACCTGTATCAATAACTTCTGCACTATAATCATACAGACGGCATCTTAGTTTGTAAACTGGATTGTTGTCCAGTTGATAAAATGGCTCATCGTGGTCTACGAAATTAACTTGAAACATTTTGTCAAGCACAGGATGATATACTACATCTCCCTCATTTGGTCTGTCTGCGTCTGTCGCAGATGTGTCTTGTATAATATAAAAATTAGAATCGCCCGATGCAGTTGACAGAGTAGTAGAACTATCTGATTGGTCTATCGTTCCTGACTCTAATAATATAGAACCGCCAGAAGTTGTATCTGTTGCAGTTTCTATTTGCATCTGTCGGTCTAGTTCTTGAAATCTTGTTTTATTTACAACGAAAGTAACTTCGCTTAAATTTTCTAAACCAAACTGACTCATTATTTCTTTTTCGCCTGCAAACCCACCCTCTGAATCTTCAATGTACATTTCTATAGGGTGTTGTTGTGTAAACTTAGAAAGTGAATCTTCGCCTAGTATAGTGTCTTCTGCAACTAATGTGCGATCAAGATAATAAACGTCATGGCCATAAATCTGTATTGCTTCTTTTATTAGATCGCTGTAGAGAGATTGTTCAGTTGCTATTGCGGCGACATTACTTGTATGGAAAAACGAATTAATTGCCATCTGTTATCCTATCATATAATTGATTGGGAGCTCAAATGCTAATTGTATTTGTTCTTCTAGTTTTTCTAATTCCTCTGTTGCTTGACTGAATATGGTTTCACCATTCATAGTGACACCACCTAACATTGCAACCCCTGAGAACTTAGACAAGTTTGCACCCCACTGTCTTTTGATAAGTGCAGTTGCATATCTTTTTAAGTAAATGTCATCGTAAATATCTGTAAATGAATTTGGGTCAAGCTTCCGATAACATTCGATAATCATATAGTCTACGTCAGCAGTTATATCGTTTTCCCAATCCATATCAACGTAAAGACGATTTTGGTGTTGGTTAAAACGAATAGGTGTTTCTCCCACAAGAATGTGTTCTAGAAAATCTAGATTCTGCATTGTCATTTCGTATTGAATGACAGACGTTGAAGAAAAATCATATAGATCATTCAATCGTAATTGATAACGAACATCAAACATATTACTGCCACCACCTGTGTCAGTAAACGGAAATACTCTGGTAACAGATACCACAGAGTTTGGAATAGGAATCCAATTGTTTCCTTCACTCCAAGTTGCAGTTACACTGGTGTCCACCACATCTGTCGCAGTAGCGTCTGAGTTTCCTCTTGCGCGAGTAACGTCAGCACTTGTGATAAGATGTTTGAGATACATTCTTTCAATACCATCATAATGATATTGTGCGAAATATTGAAGTGCTTCGTCTAAACGGTCGTCCACTTGGTCGTCTGAAACATTTATATCAATAACACCGAAACCTAAAGCTCTTAGGCAGTATGTTTTTAATGTAGCTTTTGTTGATGGAACTGCCATACTTTTTTCCCTTTTCTACATATTTATAATGTTCAAGGGTTGTGCCTTGAGTTTAATTTTAGTCTGCAGCTGTTATTGTGTTGCCTGCATCAACCCAAGTTAATACAGCCTTGTAATCAGTATTAGCGTTATCTATTGGCACCCAAAACAATCTACCATCGTTTGTAGTAACCATGATGTTCTGATTATTACTGATAGCGTCTTTAAAGTATTTACATGTATTAATATCTGAAACGTCCATTTATTTTTCCTATAACTCTGCTGCAGCTGTAATAGTTGCACCGCCATCTAAATCTCTTATGTACATTCCTTGACCTGCCACCAGACCACTGCTTACTGTTGCTTCAAACGCAATCATGTTTGTACCCAATTCTGGACTAGCTGTTATATTTGTTGTTGTTACGACAGCGGATAACTTCTGTACTTGAAATTCATCAACAGCAGTAAACGACAGTGTTGGCGTGCTTCTCATAGTTACAGGCAAGTCCACTACTCCAAAACATGCTGTAGATGACCGCGCAAACGCTATAGCAAATGCACCGTTTGTAACTGGTGCTAAAACGGTACAATAACGCTGACATAAACCTAGTTCTTCGCCAATTTGTCTTTGTTCGAACGTAGTTGCTGTACCGCCCACCTCTAGTTGTATATTACGAACATCAAAGTAGTCGTTTGCCCCTGCTGTACCTGTAGGGGTCATTGAAAAACGAATAGATATCTGTGTTTTGTCGCTCGGTATAGTACCCGAACCAGAAAAGGTAGCAAAAGAAGAACCAGTTGACATATCTGCATTAATAGAAATAACGATGTCAGTATTAGTCATGGATACATGATTTTCATCTGTACCTTCACCGCCAGCAACTTGGCAAACTAACCTACCTGATGATGGACTCCAGTTAGCACCAGCTCTAGCTCTAAACGATATGGTAACTTCTTGTCCTGCTAAATGTGTACTGTCTTTTGTTTCTA